ATCAAAGTATTTTTCAACCCTCTTACGGTAAGCAACAAACTCTGCGAACCCCTCTGAGGACAAGGCGAAACCACCCTCGAAGCAGTTCTCTCTATACATCTCTTTATATTCTTCTGTGGTCATTCGTTAGTCCTTTATGTCTTATCAACCATCCTACATACAGAGTATACCCCATTGTCAAGGCATTGTCAAGTACTTTCTGCAATAAATCTGAGAATAAATCAAAAAAAATCCCGTGTGATTGGAGACTTTAATCACAACAGGACTATGTTTTTTTATACCTTTTTATATATTGGGCATTTATGGGTTATTATGGGTAATCATGGTCTATTCTTTCCGCGTATGGTATTCTACGTAGTCTGCAAGTCGTCTAAGGGTATCTGGATTGTCTAATGCTCTACCTAATGTATTGTTACAGTAATCACAAATATAAGCACGAAACGCACCTGTATCATGGCAATGGTCTAATCTCCATATGGTTCTAACCTTCTTCTTCAGATGATGTTGCCACCCTCCGCGACTCTTTATCTGGTCTTCTGTCAATTTACAGCCGGGACATACATAATCACTATCTGGTAGGGGGTGATTCTTCTTATGAATTGAGATTATCTTGTTTGCTTTTTTCTCACAATCATTACATGCATTAATTGTCTCTTCCTTACCCATTACAGTAAAGTTACGATATTTGAACTCATATAATGGTTTATCTTGCTTACATTTTATACATTTTTTATACTTTACTTCTGGTTCTTCCTCACCTTCCATAAAATCACAAAGATTAGTCATATACCCTCTCCCTGTGCCTCTGCTTTCTTTCTAGCATAGTATTCCTTATGATAATTCGGGTTTTTCTTCTGCCACTTTCTCACAGCATCTATCTTTTTTTGTCTGTATTCGGGATCGTTCTTATATCGTTCTTTTCTTTTTGATTTTACCTCTGGATTTTGTTCCCTAACCTTGCGCTGGGCTTCTCTTTTCTTTTTGATCTCTGGATCAGCATTATATTTTTTATAATATGCAGTAAACTTCTCTGAATTATTTGCTTGCCACTCTTTAGTTTTTCTATTAACTTTTTCTTTATTTTGCTCATACCAAGCCTTGAAGCATTCAGATTGATTTTTCTTCTTTTCTTCTTCTGAAAGACTAATCATAAACTTGCCATGTTTATAGTTATGATGGTCTTTGCCGGGAAATGCAGTAGGAAATGAAGCACTACCATTATAATATCTAGTGCCAAACATATGTTTTCTACTCACCAATAAATCATGTTCGAGTTCTACCATCTCGTCATGTGTGCCATACGCAAGTATCTTTCTATGCATATGTGCTGGTTTTGAGATCATAGTGAATGACTCCATACGAACAGATGAATGTGCATAATTGTCCGTTGGCACACCCAGATGCTTACCCAGATAATACATCTTGTTTAATGCGTCATACCACAAATATACGAATGCTTCACTCATAAGGGAAACTTACTCGCTGTGCATACCAATTCATCTCTATAACTCTTCACTGCTCCCTTGATCATACTAGGATAGTGACCCAGATATGTCCCTGCTTCTAGGTCACTTTTGGTGATATACTCCTTATGGGGATGGTCAATAGCATCATAATTCTTCAGTATATACTTACTCAGTTCATCGAATTCTGTGTCAGGTATCAAAGGGTTATCCTCTACATAGTATGCATACGCACACATGAGATACCTTGCTATAGGGTTCTTCATGTCATTGACCTTGTTCTCTATGCTGATAAAGACGATTTAAATCCCGATCTATTTTTCTAACCTGTAGCATCTTTATACCAGAGAGTTGGTCTTCTTCTGTTCTATTACGCCAACCCTTTACTTCTTCTTCTGTACGTTGGCATCCCAAACAGTATCCTTCGTCGTCATGCTCACACACCTTAATGCATGGAGAGTATTTTGCTTTGGGCATCGTGTTTATTCCTTTTCTCTATTGTGAATCACCATCCCATCATCATTTTAGTTTCTTCTGGAACCATGTCCATAGTGAATGGCGGGTCAAATGTGGTGATCACTTCTACGTTGAGTACTTCGGGCACATATCCTGCCTTTGTTATATCTGCAACCATCTGATCTGCGAATGGGCAGAATGCAGATGTCAGTGTATGAGTGATCTCTACCCATTGATCCTCTGCGTTAATCTTGATATCGTATATTAGCCCTAGATCATATACGTTAATACCTTCCATCTCTGGATCATATACTTCTTTAAGATTAGCTATTATATGGTCTTTGTCAATCATTATACCTTCCAATCGCTTCCAAAATCTGTCTTGTCGAATAGCGGTTCTACAAAGTCATCTGTCTCTTCTGTCTGGTTGCTATCCACAATACCGTTCTGCTGGTCTTCTTCTACGTCCATGAGACGCATCTTTGCACGATCAATGCCTATGACAAACCTCTTGTTCATAGTAGGGTCATTATATCGGTTCTTGAGTTGCTTCACTGCAATCTGGTTGACTGCATCTAGTTCTTCGTTAGAGATAAGCGCGAACATCAAATCAGCAGTAGCAGGAAGACCGAAACTCTCGCTTGTATCCTCTAGCCCTACGTCACTATTAGAGAACCCAGAACGAGTCGTCTGTGTGGCACTCATAATAGGGATATTTGTCTCTACTGCTAGTCCTCGTAACTCCTCTGCGATTGACTTGATATACATGTAAGAATTGACATTAGATTGCCCCTTATACCTTGACGATGCACATATGTTAAGATAGTCTATAAACATGATGTCAGGTTTGAAACTCTTCTTGATTGCCAGTTCCTTGATCAACCCACGAAAATGGGAACTATGGGCAGATGCAGTTGGATACTCCTTGATAATGAGGTGTCCACTTGTATTCTTCTGTATCTGTTCTATCTTGCTCTCATACATCGACTTGGGTAGATCATGTAAGTCTTCCATAGACACGTTCATAAGGTTTGCATCAATACGCTCTGCAATGCGCTCCTCTGCCATCTCTAGGGTCACATACAGCACGTTCTTACCTTGGTTCATACAGTTTGCTGCCATATGACACATGAACAGCGACTTGCCCACACCAGTGCCAGCAAGGGCGATATTGAGCGTCTTAGGCGGCAATCCACCCTTGGTGATACGATTGAAGAAGTCCAGATCAAATGGTATCTTCTTCTCTACTGTATGGTAGTAATCGAACCGCTCTTCAGCGTCCAGTAGATAATCATGACCGACAGAATTATCAAAACCCACGGCAAGGGCATCTGTGAGAATGCCCGGAATAGCATCTGGACCTCGCGCCTTATCCTTACCATCAATAATTGATATGCCTTCCACAATTGCATTGTATACTGCCTTGTCCTTACAGAACTTCTCAGTTGTTTCCACCAACCACTCAAAATTTGCATTATCATCATTCTCTAGCCCCTTAACAACGTCTACCACGCGCTTGATATCTTGTTCATTCAAATCACGGCGTGAGTCAATCTCTATCTCTAGAGTTGACTTAGTAGGTAGAGCATTGTATCGCTCTACGAACTTCTGTATCTCTTCAAATACAATACGCTCTGTGCGGTCACCAAAATAGTCTGGTTTGATGAATGGTAGCACCTTACGAGCATACTGTTCATTACCCACCAACTCTGATAGCGTTGTTCGTTCAATCGTTTGCATTCATATACCTCGTTAACCCAATAGATTCATCTATGCGGGATTGCACCTTATCATAATATTCTTTGTCTGGTTCACCTGACAAGCATACCCTGTTTGTATTCATCGATGCAACATACGTTGTGCCACTGCCACCATATGGGTCTACCACAATATCACCCTCATTGGAATGCTTCTTTATCAACTCCTCAAATAGTGGAAGAGATTTCTGTGTTGGGTGAAATCTGTCTT